TATTTTTTTTTTTAGAATAATTTTATTTATAAAATAATTATATTATCTTTATTTTTTAAAATTATTCTGGTATGTTTTTTTCTAGAATAATTTTATTATCTTTATTTTTATAATTATTCTGGAATGTTTTTTTCTAGAATAATTTTATCAATAAAATTATTGTATTATCTTTATTTCTAGAATTATTCTGGAATGGTTTTTTTGTAAAATAATATTATCGATAAAATAATTATATTATCTTTATTTCTAGAATAATAATATCTTTATTTCCAGAATTATTCTGGGATGTTTTTTTTGTAAAATAATTATATTATCTTTATTTCTAAAATTATTCTGGGATGTTTTTTTGTAAAATAATATTATCGATAAAATAATTCTGGGATGTTTTTTTTCTAGAATAATTATATTATCTTTATTTCTAGAATTATTCTGGGATGTTTTTTTTCTAGAATAATTTTATCGGTAAAATAATTATATTATCTTTATTTATAGAATTATTATGGGAAGTTTTTTTCTAACATAATATTATCTTTATTTCTATAATTATTCTGGTACTTTTTTTCTAGAATAATTATAGAAATAAAGATAATATAATAATTTGTCAAATAAAAATAAAATATTTATTTGACAAATAAACAGTACATAATTATTTAATGTTGAATTATATAATATTACGGACATGGAGGTATATTTGTAGGACAAATTGGTTGAATATATTCATATCCAGATGGACAAGCACAATCTTCGATAACACTAATTTTTCGATAATATAGTATAATTCCAAGAACCAATAATACTAAAAATAAAAATATCATCAATCCCCAAAACCAATAATTGGTCCAAATTGATAGTGGTTTTGGTATCGATGATACTATTGGAATTATTGGAAGAGGAGGAGGAGGTTTTATTGTTCCTTGATTCACAAATTGTTTCTTATCAGATGATACATTTCCCCACATCGCAACTAGACTATTAACGGGTATACATAAATTTTGAAAATCCTCTGATGTAAATACATAATCCCCCCATTTTCCACAATGTATCGGATTAAATACTAACACATTTTTGTCATTCTGACTACTCACCAATTTATAATTAACATAACTTCCATTATCATCACATAGTATATCTGATACATTCTCTAAATAATATTTTTTAGTATTTATATATATATAAATTAAACATTTAGTGTTTTTATTTATTGGTGTGGCATTTTCGATAAAAAACCATTTCTCTGGATACTTTAATGGTGCTTTCTCATTATACCCCGCTATATCAATATCTTTCACATACCTGAGTTCCACATAATCTTCATACATCACATATGTCATTACATACATCTGCTCATCACACATATATCTCATTCCAAAATTAGTTGAATTCACTTGAAACATTGACATACATGCTCCATTATTACATGTTAATCCAACTGGACAATTCCCACATATCCCACAATTCTCATTACATTGTGTCGGGGAATATGATAATCTGTCTTGACTTTGTGTCTCTTTAATAAATACTGTATCACCATTCCATATCATGTTTTTCCAGTCTATTTCATTGTTCGATAATACATTATTCCAATTAATTTCTGGTTGAATTAACTGAAATGCAATACAATTTCCATTTGGAATTTGAGTTAATGTGTACATGTTATTGATTAATTCAACAAAATATTTAATCGAATTACAGTAAATATATGGTATATACAATATCCCGAAAAAAAATCCTTGCACTTTATACAAAAATGGCACTACGTCCACATTCCATTCCGTTCCAGGTGAACATACCTCCATCCTATCATGGACCCATGTTAATGGAGTAATTTGTTTTGATTCTATTATCACTCCAATTTTAAACTTTATAATTGACATTTTCAATTTGAAAATAAATTATATTAATTTAATACTAAAACTTGAAAATTTATTTCATTGAAAAAATATATTTATCTACATCCGTTTTCATAAATGGAAATTCTATTGTTTTTTTCCAGTAAACGTGGAGTATATAACTGATTCATATGTTTTATCAATCCAATTTGAAAATATATTAATTTAATACTAAAACTTGAAAATTTATTGAATTGAGAAATATTTCTTGCATTTTTAGAAAAATATATTTATCTATATCCGTTTCCATAAATGGAAAGTCTATTGTTTTTTTTCCAGTAACTGTGTAGTATATAACTGATCCATATGTTTTAATATTATCATTATGATTATCATCCGTTATATTTTTAATATTATTAAAAAAAAAAGATAATAATATTATGTATTTTTCATATATTTCTGATTTAATTTCACTCTTCAAAATATTATGTTCACATAAAAATTGTAAATAACCTTTACAAGTTTTGTCATCTGATATATGCGATATATTGTTATATACTATATCCTTCAACGTATTATCTAACTTATATCCACTATATTCTAATGCGTCCTGAATATTACTGTTCACATTTTGGCATATATATTTTGTAACTTTCCAAAATATTTTTGGTATTTTATTTATGTTATTAATATCTAAATTATCTTTTAAAATTTTCTTTATATTAAATTTTCCCTTATCAGTCATAAAAAAATTATTATAATACCCTTTTAAATCATCCATAACCTCTTGCTTATTTGTTTCTTTAATATACAACTTTGGTATATGTTTACTATCGAATAATTTTGCCGGATATATCAGTAGTTCGATTAAATTTAACATGAATCCCCATGTTTCAATACTATATATATCTTTTCCAGGAAATGGATATATATATTTTGTGATCCCTCCGTAATTAATGACTGAATAATCAATATATTTTGTCTTCCCAAAATCACTCAATTTTAATTTCGGGTTTGGTATATTTAGATAATTAATTAATACATTATTTAATTTAAAATCATTGTGTATAAAATTTAAATTATGCATTAATGCTAATGTTCCTCCTATGTTTTGAATATATTCTTGAATAATTGTCATTTTCATATCAAAAGTCGTACTATTTAATTTACTCCACTTCTCTAAATCTGAATCCATCATTTCTAAAACTATGTACGATTTTCTGTTATCCGCATCCATACAAATTCCTTCCAATTGAACTACTGTATCTATAAGAGGTCGAAATTTAATCAATTTATCTATTTCATTGATAAAATAGTCTGGATATCCAAATACCGTTTTTTTTTTGGTCAAATCTGTCACTTTTTCTTTAAATACTGACTCTTTTACAACAAATAATTTCTGATTCTGCTGGTATAATGATACTTTCCCAAATGTCCCCGATCCCAGTGTTTCTTTCAATTTACTCGTCTCTAAAAAGTTTTTATTTATAACAAAACAGTTGATCATTTTTTATCTAAAAAAAAATAATTTTAAATCAAATTATTTAAGTTTTATTGATATATGATTAAACATTATAATTTTAATTCAATTTACTCGTCTCTAAAAAGTTTTTATTTATAACAAAACAGTTAGTCATTTTTTTATCTAAAAAAAAAATAATTTTAAATCAAATTATTTAACTTTTATTAATATATGATGAAACATAATAATTTTAAATCATTTGTTTCTTTCAATTTACTCGTCTCTAAAAAAGTTTTTATTTATAACAAAACGGTTAGTCATTTTTTATCAAATTATATCATTAATTTATTTAACTTGTCATATAAACTTTTATTGATATATGATGAAACATAATAAATATATCGTAATAATGTGATTTTAATAGTAGTGTAATTAATTTTTTTAGTATCATTGATCCCATTAATTAATGCTTCACTCACTTTATTGTATTCATTATCAAAATAATCCTGATTAACAATTTGATTTTTATAAAGATGAACTACATACACCGCAGCAGCTAAATATAATAAATTTTTATGACCTATTGGAATATCAGATATGATTAAATTAACCAGTATACTAATAGTTGATGGATTAATACCAGAAAATTTTTCTTTATATATTTTTTCAATATTAAACATCATTGAATCTTGCGGGGAGTAAGTATAACCATCATTTGTAAATATTGATGGACGGTAACTAAATCGGTATAAATTTTCTTGTAAATATCGTCTCTCTGGTGCGAAGGATAATTGAGATGTCATTTTTTAACATAAATTTAAAAAAAATGATTTTTTTAATTTTCAAATTTATAAAAAATGTCATCCAAAAATTTTCCATACAAGTCAAGTTTTTACGACAAAAATTTATTATGGGAAAATGTTAAAAATTTAGATAGTATCACCCCTGAAATTGTTGAGGTATCCCCCGAATGGTATTTCCCTGGTCCTAACCTAACATATCAATTCCAAAATTTAAAAAATAATGAAACTATTGGTTTTGTGTATGATGAAAATAGTTATGATAACATTAATGTATTAGTTGATTATTACACTGAACCAGTTAGAATGACAGCAAATCGAAAAAAATGTGTATCTCCACTCGAGTATTTCAATGCCAATTATGATACACTATTAATTGAAGCTAAAAAGTACCAAGATGATAATAAACTCACTCCTCCATTAGTGACTGGAGACGAAATTAAACTTAAATATTATCTTCGAGAAGCAATATACACACATGCAACTGAATGTACTACATTTAAGATAAATGTGTCGAAAGCAATATTTAAATATTTTAAATCAAGAATAGTATTGGATCCATCAGCTGGATGGGGCGATCGAATTATTGGCGCGGCAGGGGCTGATGTGAGAGTATATCATGGAATAGATCCAAATCCAGATCTACAATCTGGATATACAGAATTAATAAAAGATATTAATACCACATTGGCAAATGTACCCAATTTTAAACCAGGAAGATTTAAATTAATTAAGGGAGATTTTTTACAAATGAAAATTACATCGAATGGATATGATACTGTTTTCACAAGCCCCCCTTTTTTTGATTATGAAATATACAATAAATCAGACCCTGGACAATCAGTTAATCAATATCCAACCTTACCTGAATGGATTGAGCATTTTTTAAAACCGTATTTAAATAAATGTGGTGATGCTTTGGTAATTAATGGATATTTAATTTTATATATTGCTGATACACGTGATCAGTATTTTGAAAAGATGCATAAACATATCACCCAAGTAATGAAATTTACATATATTGGTTGTGCTGCAATAATTAGTGAACAGCGATTCAATCGAGCTGCCCCATTATGGTGTTACCGAAAAGTTTAAGATATTTCTGATCTAATTAAATGACTTATATGTTCAATGTAAGTATATCTATTAGGATATGTTTCGGAAAAAGGTAAAATTACGTTGAACGATTCAGCAATTTCGAAAATTTCGAAATCTGTCCATGTCATCAAACTAACAGCAATATCACTTGCCGATTCATTCCAATCGACTGGTTCGGAAGTGTACTCAACTAGATATTCAGGTGCCCATCGAATCCAGTCAACATTGTCAGTCCCAACTAATTTACCAACATCTTTAATTGAGTTTGTTGTCAAGTCTTTACCCAATTTGATTACAAACTCGGGATTGGGAAATTGATGATCATACACAGAATCAATAAACACTTGACTAGGATCATTTGGTTGGGTTGACCCACGGATGATGGATAATTCAATTTGAAATGATGATAATGGATAACTGTAAAATCTAGTTAGAAGAAAAAATAAAAAATATGGTGGAAAATATCTAATATTCACATTTTTTAAATTTTCTAATTCGAGAGAATCGAAGTAATCATATACTCGTCGATTTTCTCCAGTATTCATATAAATCCAAACAGTTCTGACTGCTGCAAATATATCACTTAATGGATTGAGTGGAAACAAATAAACATCATCAATAATTTTTGAATATGTCGGATTACTCAATTGAGTTAAAATAATATTAAATCTATCATCATACATGATCCCATCAAACCAGTCCCGATACGATATTTGTTGTCGAATACCCCCTTTCAAGGATAACGGAAGTAAACTCTGTGTATAATTTCGATCAGTTTTTAAATATGGTGTATCAATTTGAAAATAAGTAGTTTCGAGTAAAGAATAAAAAATCTGAACACTTAATAATTTTTCATCATTAGATCCAACATTATTTAATAATGCAATTTTTTTATTTTTAATTACCATAAAATAAAAAGCAGACGGAATTGCTGGAAAATCATAATTAGGTAAATTATCAGGGACATCACCAAGTTTATTATAAATTACATTGTATTTTTGCATTTTAATACAATTTATATTTTTTAATAAATATTAAAAAAAAATCAATTTTTAAATAAAGTACAAAAGGACAAATATTTTTTTATATTATAAAAATGTCCCCAGATTTGATCAAAGTAATATTGATATTAATCATATGGAGTGTTGCAACAGTGTCTATAAATTGTTGGTGTGATTGTTGCAAGAATTGTGTAAAAACTTATGTTCCAAATAATGAGTATATATCCCATGAACATATTCATGCTATCCTTATTACTATAGTATTGATAATAATATTGATATATTGTTTTTATAAATATCCAGATACACTTAAGACAATTATAGTTATTAAACAAGAACCACGAAATTTTCAATAATTATTGAAAAGATAAATTTGTGGGGAATTATAAAATGGGGAAGTATGATATTGATAAAATCAAAAGGGAAAAGGATGCAGAAGTGATTAAAGTATATCCAGGTAATAAAGTAATGTGGAAATGTAAGTATGATCATATATTTACATTATCATTAAAATCAATATGTAGGAGGGGAAAATGGTGTAAACAATGTGGCAGTTCAATCGGAGAGAGAATAATTAGGGATGTGTTAATAAAATATTCACTTCCATGTATACCACAATATGTGTTGACAAATTATCCAAGATATAGATATGATTATTATACGGAATATGACAATAAAAAGTATTTAATTGAATTTGATGGAATCCAACATTTTCAGTATGTGAAGAAATATCATAAAACCAAACAAATATTTAAAAAAAGACAAAAAATTGATGCGATTAAATCAGTTAATTCAATGATCAATGAATATCAATTAATAAGAATAGATTATACTCAAATTAATGATATAGAGAAACATATATTAATAGGGTTAACACAAAAGTATGATATGTATGTATCGACACCACAATTGTATGAATATTTAGGAGAAGAAATGGAACAATTAAAATGAAAAAAAAATAAAAGAGTTGATAGTAAAAAGAATGGATGATATTACAATATTATGTGTAACATGGAACACTCAATCATTAAAATTGAGAGGGGAAGATATGGGAGAATTTTGGAATAATATGGAGAAGTATATTAAAGAGAATACACCAGCGATAATAGCAATATGTTTTCAGGAGGATGCGAAGCCGGGTAGTTATGTTCAAACGGAATATTTACCAATTAAATTGAGAGAGAACGGATATTTATTATTAGAAAACAGTGAGATGATGGGAGTGGGAAAGACGACATTTGATGGGTTATTTAATATGGATTTTTTCATGAGAGGATTAAGAACATCAGTATATATTAAAAATTCATATAGTAATGATATTATATTAGCAAGAGAATATGACATATATACAAATAGTGTATTTAGAAACAAAGGGGCAATAGGGACATATTGTAAATATAAAAATAAAATATTAGCGATAATAAATGTGCATTTACCATTTAACTCAAAGAGTTTAAAAGAGACGAAAATGAACAAGGATAAATTGATCAGA